AGAAGGGCGCGCCTTTTTTTAACAACGCCTTATTTTTTTCAAAAAACAGAGAATACATGTCAAGAAAACCAAAGATAAACCCCGAATCAATCAAACGAATATGCAATGCGATAGAGCTTGGAGCGACATACACAATCGCCGCCGAAGCCGGAGGAATATCTCGAGGGACATTGTATAATTGGTTTGACCGAGCCAAGAAACCTCGAGCAGATAAAGCGTATGTGAGATTTCTCGAGCAGTTCACCGCCGCCGAGTCTCGAGGAGCTCTCCACCTACTCGGAGAAGTGAAAAGACATAGCGTCAAAGATTGGCGCGCGGCCGCATGGGTCCTCGAGCGCCGACACGACTACAAAAAAGACAAAGTCTCCGAGCGAATTTCCGAAATTCGTACAGACCCGGACAAACAAAAAACCCCCGACGATTATATGTCGCTATTGCGAGAACAACTCTTTGAGACTCGAGACATGTTAGAGAAAGCGAAATCGTCGGAGTCGTGGCAAGCCGCCGCCGCGCTCCTCAAATCGTATCTCAGTCTCGCCGGTCAAATCCGAGCGCTCGAGGCGGAGGAGGGAGCTCTCGACAACCTCGACAAACTCCCAGACGACCAAGTTATCCGAGAAGCGGTCGACAGTATTATTACACTACCGCCAATATTGAGACAGCCAATAATCGAGCAAATAAACGAGCTCGGAGTCTCAAACGTTATATCGATCCAGAGGAAAAAATGACCGAAATCATTCTCGCCGGTTTGATTGGAGCGATTGTCGGAGTCGGAGCGACAATCGGAATATCGCAGATCAACAAAACACCGGTCCACATTCCCGACGAGACCTCGAGAGAACAACAGGAGGTTATCAAACAATTGACGAATCTCGACATCGTCAAAGAGATTTGCGCTCCGGAGTATTTGACAAAACAGAGAGAGACGAATCCACATGTCGCGCCCGAGCTCCTATGCCGTGAGCTCTCGTGTCTCGTTTTCTCTCGAGGGATAGACTCACAAACCGGAGGAAACGGAGAATGTGAGTCTATCGGAAATATATCGAGCTCAATCTCAATAATGGAATATTGCGCTCAGAAATCCGACGAGGAGCGCTCCGACTGCATCGATAATTTTTGGCGTAGAAAATGAGTCTAAAAGGTTTTGCAAAAAACATATCGAGGCTCAAATCTCGAGCCGAGAGAGACCCGCTCTCGTACTATTGCCCGACACCGAGCCAATACGCGTATTTATGCGACCCGAGTCCGGTCAAAGCGCTAATTGGAGGAAATCAGACAGGAAAAACGGTCACGTCTTGCGCACTTTTGCTCTATGCATGCCTTAACCGACATCCGGTCCTCCGAACCGACCCTCCTCCAATAGAAGCTTGGTTGGTTACACACTCGCACGAACAGAGCCGAACAATTCAACAAAAATTACACGACCTCACACCAAAAGAGGAGCTCCATCCGGATTGCATACATATTAGGGGGCGCGGCTACAAAGGCCTTGCGCCCGTGGTCCGCTTCCGTAACGGCTCGATAATCCGCATCAAAACGGCGAATCAAGGCCTAGGATTGGAGTCGGCGACGTGTAACCTCGTAGTCGTGGACGAGCCGGTCAATATGGAAACCTACAACGCTTTACTTAGTAGAACAACTCGAGGAGGACGAGGAGGAAAACGAGGAGTCATGGCACTCAGTTTGACACCGGTCGGAGACGTGGATGTCACATATCTAAAGGACATGATCGATGCCGGAAAAATATCCGCACATTTCGCACCGCTCACCGTGGAAGCAACGACCCCGAGAACGTGGACCGGACGCACTTTAAAGCCGCTCTTGAGCGCTGCACAAGTGGATGCCATGACTCAAAGTTACCTTCCCATAGACCGCGACGCGCGGATATTTGGCTCGTTTGACGTCTCGCCGGTCGGAGTAATATTCGAGAACTTCGAAGACTCCATGATTTCGAGCCAACCAGTCCCCAAAAACGCAGAGCCGTATGCCTTTTGTATTGGTCTCGACCATGGCTCTCTTCCAAATTCGAATGTCGCTGTGCTTTGTTGTGTCTCGATGCGAGACCCCCAAAACCCGAGAGTCTATGTCCTAGCCGAGTATGTCTCCGGCCAAGCTCCTCCAGAACATCACGCCCGAGCAATTCTCGAGATGTGCAAATCTCAAGGGGTAGACCCTAAAATATGCAAGTGGACCGGAGACGGCGAGCACCACGGAAGCCGCGGTCGAGACGGACACAAGATGTCTAATATTATGTTGATGCGAGCATTCGAGAACATCCTCGGGTATCCTCCGAGAAATCTACCTTGGACCATTCGTCGAGCTCGCAAGGGTAGACATTCGGTTTACTTTGGAGCGAGCTTGATACATTCGATTCAATCGCGCCGGCATTTTTGGATTCGTCCCGAATGTACACATACGATTCGCAGCATTCGAACGTGGACGATGAAGAAAAAACAGTATCAAAGGAGCCGAGACCCAAATCAACATTGTATCGATGCCCTTAGATATGGACTACTTCCAACCCTCGATTATAGAATAGACACTCCAACCCGAATCCGAGTTATGTAATGTTATACGACGATGTCCCACCGAAACCACAAGCGCCCGACGACTACAATCAAAAAAGATGGAACCACACCGCCTTAAGGCGACGCATTTGTCAAGGTATATACGAGGACGATCTCGTTTTTGAGCTTAAAAGGCACTTTCCGACCGATCGTCTCGAGGTTCTCGGCCCTCCGGATTTGAGCTCGAATTGTTTGTTGCAAATCTCGCAACAATTAGCAATGCTATATCACCAAGAGCCCACGGTCACACACGGAGAGACCGACATATCGGAGCTCGTCGGACGAGCCGGATTCGTGAGCACCGCCGGATTTTTTCAGCTAATGTCCAGAGTCCAAATGTTAACAATTGCATTGCGCGAATGTTTTGTACGTATTGACGTAACTCCAGACCGACCCGACGAGCTCGTCCGGACTCCAAGTCTGTTATATCGAGTCGTTACTCCGGATTTCGTGATTTGCGAGGCGAGTCCAGATGCCCCCGACACACCCTTATATTATCAAGAGATTAGACTCCGAGTCGATCCCGAGACACATCGTCCGATTTGGATCGCGGACTGTTTGGACATCCGAGACGAAGACAACCCCAAATTCGCTTTATACACAATAAGTCCGACCGGACAGCTCGAAGACGATGTAACAGAAAAATATCTCGGACAGCCAGCCATGATTGGCGACAAATATCCTTATAGATCATCCGAGGGACGTCCATTCCTACCAGTCCAATTGTACCATGCCGAGAAAACCGGAGTATTGTTCGACGCATTTTCGCAATCCCAAATTTGTTATGGTTCTCTTACGGCGAGCGCCCTTTTTAGTTTTTATGTGAAATGCGTACGCGATAATTCATGGCCTCAAAAATTTGCAGTCGGCGTATATCCGATGGGATTGTCTCAAGCCGACGGAGACATGACGAGCCGCCGCGCGTCAATCACAACGGACCCGAGCTCGATACTGATGTTCGCCGGAGACCCAGACTCAAACGCTCAGCCGATGATTGGCACATTCCAATTCTCGGACCCCGACAAAATCCTCGAGTCAATTACAAAATACGAAACGAGAGTATGTTCGAGCGCCGGATTGAGCGCCGAAATCTTGAGACAATCCGGCGACCCGCGCTCCGGATTTGCGATTTCTCTCTCTAGGGAAGGCCAGCGCCAAGCCACTAAAAAATTCGCTCCTGTTTTTAGATATGTCGATGAGATGACAATCGCCAAATCTGCAATGTTAGCGAATCGATTCCTCGGGACCAATCTTCCCGAGCGCGGATATAGAGTCCAATATCAACCAATCGGACTCAGCGCAGAGGAGCAACAAAAACAGACCGAGGACATAATTAAGCAACTCGGAGCCGGTTTGATTTCTCCGGTTGACGCAATCATGAAATTAAATCCGGATCTCGATGCCCAAGAAGCGAGAGCCGAGCTCGACCGAATTCGACGAGAGCGCGCAGAGTACAAAGTCTAAAAACCTAGGTTCACCAGACCCGAACAAAGTAGAAAATAAATCTTATCACTACCATCACTACCATCACTACCATCATTGACCCAAAAAACCCGAGGAGACTACATGGCTGAAATAACACACGAAGGAAAAATCTATGTGCTGAAAAGCGCAATGGAAAACATAATAAAGGAGCGAGTCTCGAAGGTCGCAACGAGAGCAAACGGAGCCGAATCCAGAGTCGCAGAGCTCGAGGCAAAACTCGAGGAAAATCGAAAAAGTTTGACCTCGGTCGATTTGCTCAATACACAATTAACCGAGCTCAAATCCAAGCTTGAGAGCTCCGAGACTCGATTCTCGAGATACCAATCGATATCAAAACATGGATTGACAGATCCGGATTTGGTCGACGCTATAGAATGGCAATACGAGAGAGCTCAATCCAAACTAAATAAAAAGGACCGCGTCTCGTTGTCAAATTGGCTCGAGGGACATGTAACAAATCCGGAGCAAGCTCCAAGCCTATTACGACCCCACCTCCAAAAGCTCGCCCCCGAGCCGACCGGAGCTCCGGAGCCGAGCTCGATTCCAGAGCGACCCCCCGAGACAAAGCAAGCGATGCCCACAACCCCACCACCCAACGCAAACGCACGCAGCATGCCCGCTCCGGAGGTTGGAAATTGGCAAGACAGCGCCCTCAAAGACCCAAAACTCTATAGACAATACAGAGAAAAATTCAAAGAAGAATATGAAAGTCGCAGAAAAAGAAGGAGCTAGAAATGCCCGAGGATTTGAGAAGCGCAAATATTTACCCACACATACACGTATTCACCGCCGGCGACGCGGCAATGACCGAAATCCAGTTACCGAGCGCCTCGAATAGAATAACGGTCGGATGCGAGAACAAAGACTTGTATGTCGCCCAAAACGGAGCCACAGACGCAGAAGCGCCGCCGAGCGCAAAAGCGTTCATACCCAAAAACAACTACTTGCAATTAAGAATTGGTCGTGGTACAAATAGAGCAAACAGTATTTTTATATCGAGTCAAAGTGGCTCGGCGAGCGTTATTTTGATACTCGAGGAAATTTGATGCTATGGCATTTCTATTGTTTGGAACCGGCTCCGGAGGAGACTCCGAGGAAATGAAACAAGCCGATTTGACATCTCAAGTAGACTCGAACCGTACCTCGTTTACAGTCCCCGAGGAATATACAGCCGGATCGCTCCGAGTATATTACAACGGAGTCCGACAAACCGAAGGGAACACCTTTAACGAGCACAACTCGACAACATTTACGACAAATTTTACACCGATTACAGGAGACTACCTAACAATCGATTATTCCCCAAATACAACATAAATCTATAGAGGAAAAATAACATGGGTAGTGTTCAAATTCGCTCCGGTCAGATCCAAGACGCCGCGGTCTTGACCGGAAAAATCGCCGATTCGGCAATTACGACAGTAAAATTAAATGATGGTTCTATAACCTCCGGAAAAATCGGAGCAAGTGCCATTCTCACCGCCGCGCTCAATGACTCCGCAGTCACCGAACAAAAGCTTGGAAGCGCATCCGTTTCTACGGCAAAATTACAGGACGACGCGGTCACATCGGCGAAATTAGGAGCCGGCGCGGTCGATACAAGCGCTCTCGGAGCGCTCGCCGTAACGACAGCAAAAATATCCAACTCGGCGATCGATGCAAGCAAATTAGCATCAAATGCCGTCGAGACCGCAAAAATAAACGATTCCGCGGTCACCGGTCAGAAGCTCGCAGCGAATGCCGTCGACGCATCCAAGATGAATTTAACCGGTACATTCGATTTCTCCTCGGGAACAATCCGAGTCCCTACGACACCGACCAACAACAACGACGCAGTATCCAAAAAATACGCCGACGAGCTCGCTCAAGGCCGACACTACAAAGAGCCGGTCAAAGTCGCTCCCGACTCAAATATCGACATTTCGAGCCTACCGGCGAGCGTAGATTCGCAAAGTCTCAGCACCGACGACCGCATGCTCCTAAAATCTCAGACCGATTCGTCTGAAAATGGCGTTTGGTTGTATAAAGGGAGCGGAAATGCCGCGGTTCGATCATCAGACATGGATGTCGGCTCCGAATTTCCGAGCGCCGCAATTCTTGTTTTACTTGGTACAAACCAATTCAAACAATATATTTGCAACCTCACAGCAGCTCCAAATGTCGGATCTGACAACATTACATTTGTACAATATGCCGGAGCCGGAGCCGATGGCATAACCGCGTCTCAAGGCTTGACCCGAGTCGGAAACGACATCCAAATCGCCAGCGCCGGAGTCTCGACAGCGAAAATCGCCGATTCCGCTATTACAACAGCCAAATTATCCGACAATAGTATTACCTCGGGAAAAATTTCCGACAATAGTATTACATCGGCAAAAATGGCCGACGACAGTATCGGAGCCGACGAGCTCATCGATGCCAGTGTTGGAACCGTTGCAATTGCGAATTCCGCAATTACCGCGGCGAAATTGGCGAGCAACTCGGTCGAGTCGGCAAAAATAGCGAATGCCGCCGTGGACTCCAATAAACTAGCCTCGAATGCAGTTGAGACAGCCAAAGTATCCGATTCGGCTATTACGGCGGCGAAATTGGCTTCGAATGCAGTTGAGACAGCCAAAGTACTAGACTCCGCAATTACAGCGGCGAAATTGGCGAGCAACTCGGTAGAGTCCGACAAGATTCAGAGCTCCGCGGTCACCTCGTCAAAAATCCAAAACGGCGCTGTGGGCACATCTGCTCTCGCCGCTACCGGAGTTACGACAGCAAAAATCGCCGATTCCGCTATTACGGCAGCGAAATTAGGATTGACATATCGTCAAGAGGGATTCCAAATCGGAAACAACTCGACAACGACGATCGATCTATCCGTAGCCGTTCCGAGCAATCTCATTAACTCTATGCTGGTATTTAAGAACGGTCTCGCAATTCGCAACATGACGGCGCTCGGAGACACAGCAGCAGACAACGACGAATTTAATGTCGCCGGCAGCGGAGGAAGCGGAGGCGTATGCCGTTTGACCGTGGGATCCGCGCTCGTTCAAAACGACATGTTGATTGTCGTATTTGCTACCTAAACCATAGACACAAAAATCTAAAAACTGATGCGTCGAGCTCGGCTCCTTGAGCTCGGCGTATCATTATCACTACCATCACTACCATCACTACCATCACGACCGGAGCTCCAGACATGGCCACCGACCTACGATCGACAAACGAATATCCAATATTCAAAACAATTTCATGCGATGCGACAACAACAAAATTGCAACTACCCTCGAGCGCCAAATCGATTCGAATCGGCTCCGAAGGCGGTATCGTTTATGTCTGTCAAAACGACGCGACCGACGGCGGAGCGCTACCGACACACTATATATTTATTGGGCAGGGAGACACGCTCGAGATTATTCTCGGGACCGGTACACAACGCCGCGACGTCTTTATTGCATCCAAAACAGGGACGATCAATATTTGTGTAATGTTATCGGAATAGCCATGGCAAGAGACTACAAACGGGAATACAAATTATTTCACTCGTCCACAAAAGCCAAAAAACAAAGAGCAATGCGGAACACGGCTCGACGTCGAATGGTCAAGGCCGGACTCGTGAAGAAAGGCGACGGAAAACATGTCGACCACATCAAACCGCTCTCCAAGGGAGGGACGAACGGTCGGAAAAACCTCCGAGTCGTCTCGGCGAAAACCAATTTGAGAAAAGGAGCTCGGACAACAGCCAGAAGGAAAAAACGGAAATGATTAAAAAAAACTCCGGTCGGTCCAAAGCTTCTCGAGCCAAAAAGACAATGCGCGTCAATAGCCCAAAACCGAGCTACAAGAAAAACAAAAAATTTATGGTCGTAGCGAAAGAGGGAGACAAGACAAAATTAATCCATTTTGGGTCCGCGGATTATGGACACAATTTCTCGCCAACCGCTCGAAAAAATTTCCGGTCAAGAATGGGATGTGACAAAAAAAAGCATTCCAAATTGACAGCAAAATATTGGGCATGTGAGTTTTTGTGGAGCTCCGATTCGCCCAAAAAGACGACAGCGAAAAAAGGAGGAGCCGCAAAACCGAAAAGAAAAAGAAAAAAATAACACTGTACAGAAATACAGTAGTTTTGTATTTTTCCAGAAAAAAAGCACCCATACAAAGCTTGAATCGCCGATTCGCTGCTCTAGAGCTTTAATCGCCGATTTAGTATAAAAACGCTGTTTTAAGGCTTGTATGCTAGATTTAGGGTCGTGAAACCCCGATTTTTATAGAAAAACCGCATTCTACGACTAAAAAGTGGCCTTCTAGGTATCTACAAGGCCGAATATGCTTTACAGGCCGTAAAACGATACCGATTCGAGGCTCAAATTTAGCCGATAAACGCTCCGGAGCATGTCCGTACTATATTGACACCATGTAAACCCGAGAATAACCTTTATCGAGATTTCGCCTTTTTATGTCCTTTTTTTCCTTCTTTCGAGTCAGATTTCGAATAATTTTATTTGTCTCGGCTCCGGAGGAGAGCTCGGTCTCTGGTTCAATCGCTCCGCGGCGAGACGATTCAATTCGAATTGGAGCTTGGACATTCCTCGTTTCTTTCTCGGGAAATATACGATTTTTCCGTCTATTATTTTTGCTTGTATTTCCGTTTTCATTTGCACCCCTTGAATCTATGATATAATACAGATGAAATATATCGGGTAGGTTCGCAACCGTTAACAGCAGATGGGCCCCAAAGACAACGACGACAACCCCCAATATATATAGGTGTAACATGCCATCAATCAGCCCAATTACATTCGGCAACATGGAAACAAATCTTAGACTCGCGGCAATGCTTAGCCAAGAGATTAACCTCCTTTTGACCGACTCCGCAAATCTCAGAAATAGCCCTTTTATGTCTTATCAAGGCTCCATTAATGGAAGTGGCTCCGATACCGTACGCGTGAGACTCGCCGGTCTTGGCCGTGATTCATTCGCCGCGGCAGATTCTGAAAACCACGACCACTCCGGAGATTTGACGTCTTTAACCGTACAATCCGCAGATCTTATAGCGGCTAGACAGTACTTGATTTACAAAATAGACGATCTCGCCTCGATGACCCGTTTGGACGGTGGTCCGGACATAGACCCTTTCAGAATCGCCCAAAGCATCGCCGCGTCCTACGATGTACGATTCGCCGAATTGTCTTGTGCAGCAGCAGCCGCGGCGACTACAATCAAGGGAAGCAACACGACAACGTTCTCCACAAATGATTTTTTCAACGGAATATTTGCCCTCGAGACCGCCGATTCGGGACGTGGAGCAGATGGACCCTTTGCCGCCGTGCTCGATGGGAAGGCCTTAAGTGAGCTTCAGGACTCGCTCAGAGGAGAAACGGGGAATGCCGTGTCCAGAATGGCATCGAGCGCCGCTATGCTTGAGGCAAAAGGAAAAGGATACGCCGGCGAATTATTCGGTGTGCAGGTGTTCAGAAGCTCTCATGTCAAAGAAAACGCTTCATCTGGTTACGACAACTTTATGCTTGGACCCGACGGACTCGCTTATGTCGATGGCATTCCCGATACAGTTCCAGGCGCGGTCGATCTTATGTCTATGGGTAAGGTAGCCGTCGAATTCGATCGCCGCCCAATGGAAGCGAGCGTGTTTGTCGTCGGTCACATGTACCTCGGATGCGGTATAATCGACGATACTCGACTCGTAAAAATCAATAGTGCTCGATAGATTGTTTTGTCGGGAGACTCGCTCTATTTTTGGGTAGTCTCCTTATAGAGCGGTCTCTCGACTCACAATCACCACCATATAAAGGGGACTACTTGTATTATGGATTATTCTAACTACGCTCAACCATGGCAAGAGACCCGAGCCCAACAGACTCGGATTCCAATAAAAGCCAACAGCCGATTTTTCTACGCTCACTATCCAGAGAATTGGGAGCTCGTTCACTTCGAGCAAACTCTCAAAGAGGAAGGAAAAAAGCCAAAGAAAATCGAGATACCGCTATTTCTTCCGATGCTGTCTTCCATTCCAGAGGAGGCCGGAGTCAATGGATGTCGAGCGGTCGGAGGTCGAATCGACTCGTCGGTCCTCAAGGCCCAATTATCAAATAAGGGTTGGAGAATACTCGAGGCAAACCAACACGACTATATCCGAACGTATCCGGCGACCCGTGGAACATACTACACATCTAAATGGGTAAAATTGGAGAAGGTGGGCTCTCGAATCCTACACTCGTTTGACCAAGATTCCTTTAATGCTTGGAGACTCGAGCTCATGGCATCCGGAGCGATATCAATGCCACATCCTCAAATCATAAAGCTCAAATTGATTGACAACAATCGACAAATATCGAGTCTCGAGCAAAACCAACACATACCAGAAATCGCCGCCCGACTCAAAGCCGCCCAAAAACGACACACCGATATAAAAAAGGGAATTGCTCGCCTCGAGCGATACAAGTCTAAGACATACAATATTTGATCAAAAAGTGTATGCCACTAGACCCGGACAAAGTAAAAAATAAATCTTATCACTACCATCACTACCATCACTACCATCATGAACAAACACCAACGAGAAAGAGACGCATTCAAACGCACGGCGCGACGGCTCCGAATAGGAACCGGAGACAAAATCACGCAATACGAAGCAGAGCGCAAACTCGACAAAATGATTAACGAATCCGAAAACAAAACAAAACGAGGTTAAAAATGGCATACACCGACCCTACACCATTCAAAATCCCAAGACGACTCGAGAACAAAGGCGGCGTCAATCCCGAGACAATTACGACCAATAGGACGTTAACATATTCAGATTCACAGTATCAATTGTTGAAAAATACAACCGGTACGCTTGACGTAATATTGCCGAGTTTTTCCGAAGGTGCACATTTTTGGATAAAAAGCCGAGCGTCTTCCTCCTCAAATATAGTAGTCAAAGACGGCACCGGAAACACATTGGCCACTTTAGGAGTCGGCGAAGCTGTTCTCGTCGTATCTTCCGATTCGGCGTGGTGGGACGTCATAAAGGCGTAATAAGATGTCCGATATTCCCTATACTGCACAAATCCGAATAACCGAGCTTCTCGAGCGAGACAAAGCCCAAACGACCGAGCTTAAAGTCTTTCGAGACGGTCTCCAGATCGTCCCGAGCTCGGGAACATACACGCTAAAAAAGCCGACCGGCTCCGACATTGTGAGCTCCGGAGCTTTGACGATTGCAGTATCTGGAACAGCCAGTTATGCCCACACCTCCTCGGAGCTCGCCTCGACGCTTGCGCTTGGAGAGGGATATGTCCAAGAGTTCTCGCTCACAATCTCTGGCGAGGTTTTCATATTTCGCCGAATGTGTGCTCTCGTCCTTAGACGCTTATATCCGACCATCCAAGACGCAGATTTAACGGCGACATATAGCGATCTCGAGAGCTTGAGACCGAGCTCTCTAACATCGTATCAAAACTATATCGACGATGCATGGTATCAAATTTTGAGACGAATCAAAAATCAAGGTATGGGATACGAATATCTCGTTATGTCGCCGGAGTCTTTTTTCGATGCACACCGACATTTGACGCTCTATCTAATATTCCGAGACTTCCATTCCTCTCTTAGTGCAGAGGGGCGATATATGGATTTGAGCTCCGAACATTATCGTTTGTATCGAGAGGAGTTCGACCAAATCTCGTTCACATACGACCAGAGCCACGATTTGACCGCCGACAATCCAGACAAACGCACTCGAGGACGTCCGACGATATTCCTCTCGAGACGAGGACAGCATTATATGAGGCGTAGATATTAAATGCCTTTATCAGTAGCCCAATTACGCGACGCGGTCTCGAGCCAAATCTCCTCGATTTCTGGTTATAAACAGATCCTAATGATTCCGGAGTATTTCTCACGGACTCCAAACACGCTCGCGCATAAGGCATATTCGGTCGGAGTCGATGTCTCAAACGCACAACCGGAGCGCCAGAGACGCGCAGTCGGTCTCGTCCTCGAGTCGGTCGTCCGAGTCCGTATCGCGTATCGGATACGACCCCACGACATATTAACAGATTACAATGCCGCTCTCGATGCCGAGTCGGTCGTCGTCGGAAAAATACTCTCGTCCTACGCAACGATTAGAGACGGAGTCTCGATTCGGTTTGTACGCTCAAATCGGAGCGCTCCGGACTCGAGCGAATATTTGATCTCAGATATAGAATTTGCAGCAATACACACCCTAAGTTTTTAAAGGAGTAAAACATGGCTTACAGCTCAGTAATTAAGACTCGCCGCGACGGTAAAATCACACTCAAGGATCAAGGAGCGTCTAACACGCTCGAAATCAGCTACGAGGAAGGCAATTTGACCATAGACGGCATCCAATCTCAAAAAAGCGGACAATCGGTCCTCAGAGATCGCGGCGTAGTCGTAAACGTCAGAAAATCCGACGATGAAGTAAGCTCCACCGGCTCTTTTTCGGCATATTTTAGACAATTTTCCGACGGAAGCGAGGCCGGCTCTCTCCTCGATTTTATCAATAAATCTGGAAGTTATTCCGGAAATACCTCGACCGGCTCCACAGGAACTCCTTTTATCGAGCAGTATTGTATCGATATACAATACGAGGTAGAGGGAACCGATTTCGGAGACGATGCAGATCACGCGGTCACAATGTCCAAATGTATTTGTACGGTATCATTCGCCGAATCCGATGCCGGCTCGACATTTACAATCAATTTCACCTCTTACGGAGGATTGGTCTTTAGTGGTCCAAGCTAAACACCGACAACAGGAGACTACATGAAAATAACACTAAAACGACTAGGAGGAGCACTCGAGACACGATGTCCAGATTTGGCGACGTGTTTCGAATTTGTCTCCTTGTGGAGTACAAACTCGAGCGACACCGCAGAGCTCGGGAGATTATGCGCCGGCGCAATTGGTGTGTCGATTGACCATTTGGCACGATTGCCAAAATACAAACCCCAAATGCATAAGCCGAGCGCGTATGGACATATTTGTCTGAATCGGATGCTTGAGCTCAATATAACTCCAAGCGAGATATATCAAGAGGGGATTAAATGTCTTACGGTCATGACGTCCAAAATTCCAACCGCCGCCGAGGTCACCGAAAAAGTAAATTTTTCGACCAAGGACGATCCGGACATTTGAGTCTTCTCGCGCTCCGAGTCTCGAGACATTGGCATAAAGAGCCGAGATGGTTTGAGCAACAACCAAAAGACGTCCAAATCGATATAATCGCCGAATACATACTCCACAACGAGACCCCCGAATCCAGAGAGGAACGTCGGAAAAAGTTTCAAAAGGAGTTAATGAGAAAATGGCAAAAAAAATAACGGTCAAATCGGGAGACGCCGAGGTCCAAATCTCGGACGATCTGAATCAACTTGTCGAGGATTTACTCGCCAAAGCCCTTCCGGAGACAAAAAAAGCGCTCGAATCCGAGCTCGAAAGAGTGTACGACAACGCCGTTAAAAATTGGCCGGTTCGGATGAATAGACCATTCACCGAGCGAGACAAATTCTATGCCCAAATTGCCAAACAGAGAAAGCTCGGCAAATCCAAAAAACAAGCCTACGCGATCGCCGCCTCGATGAAAGAGCGCGGAACGCTACCCCCGCCGAGACCATTCACTCCGACAGTATCCAAAGAGAGCGGAGACTCCAAAAGCAAATTGAGACGCGGCATCCGAATTCAATCCGGAGAAATCGTCGCTTTTGTGGAGAACGATGCCGAATATGCGTGGGCGATAAAAGCCGCTCGAGACTCGGTCGGAAATGTACCATATAAAAAACGAGTATCAAACGAGCTCCTATGGAAGCCGATTCGAAAAGCATCGGATAAAATAGCTCAAAAGCTCGCCGCGGATTTGACTCGATCAATCAAATAATTCTTATCACCATCACTACCATCACTACCATCACTACCATCATTGACCGGAGAACACATGCCCAGCGACATTAACAAAAGCGTTTCCATAAGTCTGAAGGCGAATTTGTCACAACTCGAGGCCGGTCTCGCAAAACTTCCATCGATGACCAAAAAGGAAGCCGCCGCAATGGTCCGAGGTTTGTCTCAAGAGCTCAAAAAGAGCGAGAAAGCCGCCAGAGCCGCCGCCAAAGCCAACAAAAAACAGCTTGAAAAAATGCGAAAAGAAGCGGAGAAGACCAAGAAAGCATTTCGGCAAATGGGAAAAAATCTCGCCGCGTCCGTAGCCGTAGCCGGAGCCGCAGTCCTAGCATTCACACAACAGATCGCCGACTTGTCAAACGAGCTCGTCGATTCCTCGACCAAAACCGGCTTAGCTGTTGACACACTGTCCGGACTCCGACTCGCCGCCGAGGGAGCCGGTCTCGGATTTGGGGAGCTTGAGGCCGGTCTTATAAAACTTCCTAAACAAATGCTAAAAGCGCAGCAAGGGAGCAAAAAACAGAGCGAATTGTTTAAACGCCTCAAAGTCGATGTCACGGAATACAAAGACGGCATCGAACAGCTCAGAGACGCCGACGATGTTCTCAAAGAAATATTCGTATCGTTGAACAACATAACGAGCGAGGAGGAGCGAGCCGCACTCGCCGCGGAGCTATTCGGACAGCAAGCTGGACCAAAGCTCCTACAATCCGGAGCTCTGAACAACCTCGAGAATTTTGTCGCTCTTTCAAAAGAGTTTGGAGTCTCGACCGGTCCCGAGATGCGAGACGCAATGGCCGATTTCCAACGAGTCTCGAGCACTGCATTAATGACCGTGACCGGAGAGATTCAAAGGGTATTGGACACATTGACCGGAGCGACAGAGGGAGGAGGCATGTCGGCAGCGATAATGCTTGTAACCGAATCGTTTTTATTTCTTTCGACGGTAGTCCAAGACGTGTTCAACGGCATTCGAGCAACCGCCGGTTTTTCTGGTTCGATGATTGGCGCGGCATACATGGCATTAAAAGGAGAGGGAGCCGAGGCATTTAAAATGCTACAAGAGGAGGCGAACAAAACAACAGAAATCACAGACGACATGTTCTCCACATTCGACCGAGGAACGCAACGAATCAACCGATTTCGAGCTCAAATCCAAGCCACATTAAGCGCCGGAACACCAAGCGGACCACAAGGCCAACGACCGACCGGAGACTCCGGAGAACCAGAGGAGGCCGAGAAACGAGCGCAAGACATAGCCAAATCGACAAACGAGATCAAAAAATTTACAATACAACTCGAGAAAGACACTGCAAAAGCGACGTTAGACCGCCTCGAGGGAATCGACAAAGTCTCAGAGGCGATAAAGCAGAGAGTCAAGGAAATAGAAGCAGAGAAAGAGGCAATACTCGAGAAAGAACAAGCTTTGTATAATTCAGTCGTAAACAACGAAGCCCAACAAAAAGAGGTTAGCGAGCTCCAAGACGCATTAAACGAACGAGAGAAAAGTCTTGCAATTGAGCTCGCCGATTTGCAAGAAGAATTATTTCAAAAAACCCTAGATGCAGAAATCGAGGCCGGACTCGCCGCGCTCGAGCACGACACGCAAATGACGACCGAAAAGCTCGCAAACGAGCAAAAACTCGCCGACGAAAAAGAAAAAAACAGACAAAAAGAACTAAAGCAACAACTCGCAGCAAATCAGCTTGTTCTTAGCTCTATATCGGAGGGAGCCGATGCCGCTCTCAGTATCGCCGAAAACTCGTACGGAAAGAATAAACAGCTAATATTGACCCTGTTTAATGTCAAAAAAGCCGCGACAATTGCCGACATTGCAATGTCCACCGCCGCCGCATTCCAAGCCGCATTCGTTCAATACGGAACATTCGCACCAATCGCACAGGCCGCAATAATTGCGAGCGGAGTCGCACAAGCCGCGACGGTCCTCGGACAACAACCCCCAAAACTCCACACCGGCGGAATAATCAACAACACGCCAGACGAAAGAACGAGAACAGTATTAACAGGAGAAGCGGTCCTCGACCGAGCAACCGTGAACCGACTCGGAGGAGAGTCCGGCGTCAATCGGATACAAAATGGAATGACATCCGAGCCGATTGTCGTCGTCACAAATCCGTATAAACATTTTGATCGATTCATGAGAGACCGAAAGAGACTCGGAGTCGAAAGAAAAAGCGGTCGAGTCGGATATTAGCAAAACCGCAAAACAAGCCCCAAAACAGCGATAAAAATTTTGAGCAAATCACATTAAACCGTATATCTATACAACAAATTCAAAATCTAAAACCATAGTCACACAGACCCGGACAAACTTTATTCGAATTTGTTATCACTACCATCACTACCATCACTACCATCACCACCGGAGCTCCAAACATGGCAAACACAACCCCCGAGTATATCCGCGGTTTTCTCATTCCGCTTGATGTGGACACCGATAACATTTGGACCGCTCAATCAACATTCACAACATACGACAATTTCGCCGGCGACCCAACCCCCCAACAGACAAACCCGATGCGACTATACGCGACCGGACGACAGACCGCGAGCTCCGATTTGACAATCACGACACGCCGCGCAGGATATGCCGGATTTGGGGCCGGATTTACGTACACCGACAATGCCGATGCCGGTACGATATACGGTCGAGACCCACAAAATCAAATCTCGTATTGGTCCTATGTAAAGAGCTCGTTCTCGGCGTCAATCAAATATCTCAATCCAACCGGACTCGATGCCGGAGACGGAGACATATTAATTGCATACGGTCTCTCGAATACAGTTATGCCCAAATACGGAGTTTTTATCGTCAAACAGACACAGGACGGAACACAAACCACAAACGAGATATACTCGCAAACGACCGCAAACTCACAGGATTTTTATCCGGTTATGTGTACGCTCCAGAACGGCGAGTATCTCCTCGCACATTTGACACACGACGAGGACGACGAGGCCGCGACGCTCCGAACATATACGAGCACCGACGGCGAGACGTGGACCACGAGAAGCCGAGCCGCGCTCGAGAACCGAATCAACACCGGAACAGCAACGGGAACCGCGAGCATATACAATACGCACAACATCCAGAGAGTCCGAATCGCTCAGACAAACGGAGTCATTCTCTTAATGATTGAGACGACGTGGAACAATACGAGCGCAACCAAGAGAAATCGGCTCCTACAATACGCAAGTTCGGACAACGGAGCGACATTCTCGCTCGTAACGACCGAGAGCGAAATTGACGACAATTCCTTTCACAGCATCCAATTGTATGCCACAAATGGACAATTCTCGTTTGCTTATATTGGAGCACTTGCCGAGACTCATTATATGCGGATTCCGCACGCGTACATGTCCGCACATCGACAACGTCAATCCGGCTCCTATGTCGTAGTAACACAAACGACCGCGGCAACAGGGACAAACGACTTTATGTCCGGAGGAGAGCTCGCCGCGTGGACCGACGAGCATTTCTCGAACCATGTTATTGTTCAAGCCGTCTTGCTCGCCGGTACATTCTACGAGTTTTACTCCGATAATTTCCTCGATTGGCGAGTAATGGGAAGCAATACAAACGGAAACGGACTTGTATTCCACTCCGGAGACAATAGCTCGGACATTCAGAATTTCCACGCGTTCTCGGCTCTCGGTCGGTCGTTGTTGTTGTGCAAACCGAGCACGACAGCAACAAACACCGGCGCTCTAATGATTGAGCTCGGAGGGTACGCGAATGTAACATTGCCAGAAACCAGAGGATACCGATTCGGAGCCGGTCTCGGAAATCCGCTCGCCGACTATGCGCGGATGTCGTTTGGAGACAATTTTATCGGGCATGATTTGTTTTCAAATTATAGCACATTGACCGCCGGAGGAGGTTCGGAGACACTCGGAGCCGACGGAGTCACAATCGGAGGAGGTCAAAAATATACGCGGAATATGGTTGTAGTTGGAACAACGTCTCAGATCGTCGGAATTGGGATAATCGCTCGAGCTCGTTTGAAGGCGAGCACCGGAGGAGGATTGACCGGCTCAGAAATCCGCGGTCTTGAGCTCAAGATCGACGACACGAGCACCGATTATAATGTACAAATCCGAATTACTCCGAATTCGATGTCGGTCTATGATTTGAATGCCGGAGCACAGGCCGCAAGTCTCACCGGTTTGACGCTAAACAACGGAGTCGAGCTCATTATCGGATTCTCAAGCGGAAAAATCGATGTTTGGATGCGCGAGACCGGAACGCAGAGCGCAAGACGCAAATATACAAAGGCATTCACGCTCTCGGGATTGACCGCCGGCTCCGGAGGAGCGAGCAATGTCCAATCACTTGTTATTGGAAATTTGGCGTATTCCTCCGGAACATTGACAACGGTCGTCCAAGAATTCCATGTCGCCAACGCGATAAACATCGGAGAAAACCTCCATTCGTTCTCGAGTCCGGACGATTTACAAACGAGAGCATACCCGAGCTCGGAGAAATTCGCCTATATACACGACAATGTATCGATATCGGCGACAGACGGTCCAACCTACGAAGGAGACGAATTTAAAGTCTTGCCGACGAGCTCGACACCGATTGAAAACATCTTTTACAATGTGTCTCCGACTCCTCGGATTCCGTGGAAAAGTCAAAGTGTGAGCGCCGGAGCAAATGTCGCCGAGCAATTTATCGCAATCAAATTAGACTCAGATACGAGCGTACACATAGACGAGTCTCTCCCGAATGACATCCTCGGACTCCATCTCAACAATTACAATTTCCGGACAGCTCGGCTCGAATACTATTCGTCCGGTTCTTGGACGGTCCTCGACACATTCCAATGTGCAATACTCACACAAGGGAATTCGCAAGGTCGGACGCTCCGAGGAGCGAGCGGAGCAAACGAGGAGCCGTATCTCCACTACAACGAATGCGAAGGTTGGTATGCCCACATTCAAACGGCATCCGGCTATGCATGGAGAAAGGTTGTCTCCAATTCCGAGGGAGTATTCGGAGGAACCTCGACGGGAACAAAACAAGCAGTTTTGACCCTAGACTCGAGTATCGTCGCGAGCTCCGGAGCGACGATATATTTGATACCCAAATCATTTACTTTATTGGTCAATTTGAACGGACGACGCGTCGAGGCGCTCGGACTCCGAATCACAACAAATACGAGCTACGACAATTATTTTCAAATTGGTACAATGGTTCTTGGTTCGGTTTTGGTAGCCGGCAAACAGTATCAGAGAGGACGCTCGATAATGATTGACTCGGGAACCGAGACCACAGAGACCGAGGATGGAATCGTTTATTCTCGCAACCAGAGACCGAGCCGCCGCCGGTATCGTCTCGCATGGACAGAAGGTGTAGACATATCCAGACTCCAAGGCACGGACCCGACTCCAGACTATTGGAAATCGTCGAGCACATCCGGAGCCGAGCCGATCGCAATACAAAACGATGTTCCCGATCTGTTACAAGGCCTATTGACGTATTTAAAAGGGAATACGAAGCCAATTGTATATATTCCGCTAATCATACAAACGAGCGACACTCGAGAGCTCACCAGAGCAAAAGAACAGACACTCGTAACGCTCGAGAGCGAGGTCACAATCGAGCATACACTCGGAGACGAGCTCGTCAATATAAACGGCTCCGGAGGCGAAGTCTTTAGAGTAGCGACAATGTCTTTCTTGGAGGTGATTTGATGAGATACTATAGCGCCGACGAATATGTCGATACAGACATCGTTTTTCTCCTCGAAATCGAGTATATCGGAAGGACATATCGATTTTCATCGTATCCGCTCACATTGACGGACGGAGACGCCGAAATTCTATACGAGGGAGGACTCGAGGAGCCGGCATTCGACCAAGAGCTCGGACGAATCGGAGCGCTCCAGACATCGAGCTCGAATGTATCGCTCGCATTGACATTCCCTTTTAATGTCGCAGTGAGACAAATCAAAGGAAAAGGAATCGAGCGCTCGAGAGCGACATTGTATTATGTTCTGAGCAAATCCGGACGAATCCAACAAACCCAAGACCAAAGAATACCGATTTTCTCCGGAGTCGTCACAGATCCGATTTATGGACATCCAGATCGAGAGCTTGGATATGTGGAATTCTCAATCGAAAACGAAATTGTTATTAATGACTCGTCGCTCCTCGGTCTTATATGTGGAGAAGTGCTTTTCTTGGAGAAAGCCGCTTACTCCGAGCCGCCGACCGCTCCGACGATTGTCAACACACCTCCAAAAGATCCCGACGGCATAATCGACGTTCTCGACGTCCACAAGGGAAAAGCCGTCCCCGCTATTATAGGCAGCGCCGGCGCGGTATATGGTCAAAATGCAACATTGACGAGCGCCGGTTCGACACCGGCTTATTTGATCGCATATGAAAACGTAGGACCAGATTATCCGGCATGGTACGTTATCGCCGGTCACAATGTCGTAGCCGATACCGTCAAAATGTACGACAACCAAGGCAATTCGGAGAACGGTCTCTCAGTCGGACAGTATATCGGAGCCCGTGGAGACGCATATTCGTTTGTTCGATTGGTCGCCTCGACACCGATTGACCGCTCGTTTGTAGCGAACAATGATCGCGAATATTGGATTGAATGGAACCAAGCCGGCGGACTCGTCAATCCGACCGGCTCCGGAGCGCTCGAGCTTGGAGGAGACATCATAATTTGGGCTCTCGAGTCTCTCGGCATCACATACGACCGCGAGCAATGGAACGCAGTTCGAGACGCGTTGAACGAGTACAAATTCGCCGGATACATAAACGACCCGAATTTAAAATGTTTTGAATGGATACAATCGAACATTATCGCCTATTTGCCCGTAACAGTCGCCGCCGGTCCAAATGGTCTATATCCCATAATAGACGCCCGAATCGATACAATCCAAACAAAAGCGAGACTAAGAGTCACCAACTCGAGCGAATTTCGCCGAGTCTCTCCGATTTCTCCGATTGACAGCGAGCTCGTTAATACTTTGACTGTTCGATTTGGTCCTCGAGGCAACGGAGCCGAGCAAGATACATACATGTCGTATGCAAAAATATCGTATAACCCCCCCGACCAAGCGGATGCCCGATTCGAGCTTTTGTCTCCATACTCGATCGTCTCGTATCAGAGATTCGGAGAACAATCCGAGGTTATAAATCTCGACTTTGTTTATGACATGGAAACCGCCTCGAGAATTGCAGCGAACCAAATAAAAACGCGAGCGCTACCGGAGAAAAAAATCACATATCGAGCCGCATTCCGATTTGGATTTCTTGAGCTCGGAGACATTGTCGAGCTCACAGACTCGGAGCTCGGTCTCGAGGAATATCGAGCTCAAATATGCGGCAAACGATATGCCGGTCGGTCTTGGGAATATGATATATTGTTTTCAGAAAATCCAATCGACAACTCGAGACCGTAATATCAGAAATACGGCGTATCATTATCACTACCATCACTACCATCACTACCATCACCGGAGCGCCAGACATGAACCGAATCGAAACCAAAGAACGTCCAACCATTCTCGACCGAGTCGAATCGTTCGGATTTCGCGTATTTGACGAGCCGAATTTTGACTTGAACATTATCGGAGTTCGACGCATGTCCAACAGACAACACAACGAATTCGACGATGCAATCCATGTTTGTTATCGGATGCTAGATTTCTGGGTCGAGGAGTGGGGACCGGCGACGACAGATCCAGGCTCCTATTGGCTCACAAAACCAGACTACAAACCATGCGCTATATATTACCACCCACAGCAAGCGCGCGGAGCGTATCAAATCGGTTTTCACCGTGGAAATTCGTCTCATGAATGCTTAAAACAGGTCCGCCCCGTGAAATTTTGGCGCGACTCAAACAAAGACGAACACGCAGACTATGCCGGATTTGTACACAAAGATTTGATTGGTCTCAATATCCACCGTAGCTCGACACGTCCGGAAGGGAGCCATTTTGTCGATAAGTACAGCGCCGGATGTCAGGTTTTCAAGTACGCTCGAGACTTGAAGCGCTTGATTGAGCTCTGTAAACTCCAAATCGAACATCATCCGAATTGGGCGAAAGAATTTACTTATACATTGATTTCGGAGGAGTAATGGACCCGAGCACAATACACGATTTATGGTTAAATTTGGCAACGAATAGCCCGTTCTTGGCATTCGTAATATACAATTGGTATCAACAAACCAAACAAATAGAGCTCTATCGGCAAGAAATGAAAAAGGACCGAGACGAATACGAACAGAAACGAGAAGATGCCATCGAGAAAATACGACAGAGATACATTGTCGTTATAGACGAGCTCAAGAGCGACCAAGAAAATTCGGTACAAAACCGACTCGCAACTCTTGAGAAAAGCATTCGGAAATTGTTCGCCAGCGTCGAGGACATGAAAAAAATCAAAACGATTGTCGAGGAGCTCAGACTCAAAGAACAGATTCGAGAGCATCAAAAATGATACAATATTACAATATCGATTGCATGGAAGCGCTCAAAAAGGCCCCCAATAATCATTGGGATTTGGCAATCGTCGATCCGCCGTATGGAATACATGAAAAGCTATTGACGAGCACACCAGAGCCCAACAACTCGAACAAATTCGCGCTCCGATACATGGAAAAAAACTGGGACCACCAAAGACCAACCGCGGAGTATTTCTCCGAGCTCCAAAGAGTCTCAAAAAATCAAATAATCTGGGGAGGAAATTATTTTGCTGATTTGCTACCACCTTCTCGAGGCTGGATATGCTGGGACAAAATGCAAGATAAATTTACATGCCTTAACAACGAGCTCGCATGGACGAGCTTTGATGTCGGTTTGAAAATGTTTCGCAGATTGCGAGCCTTAGACATTGGTTTTATGGTTCGGAAAGCACATCAAGAATTTGTACATCCGACACAGAAACCACTAGAATTGTACATATTTTGTCTCGAGCAGTACACCAAGACCAATCGAGCTCGAATCCTCGACACACACCTCGGAGCCGGCTCTATTGGTCTTGCATGCTACGACCTCGGATATACTCTCGACGGATTCGAAATCGACAAAGATTATTTTGACGCTGCACAAAATCGACTTGATGTCTATCGCAGACAATTAAAGCTATTCGGATAAAATGAGAAAAGTAACAATCGGCTCTTTATTTAGTGGAATTGGAGGATTCGAGCTCGGCGCACAAATGGCATTTGAGAGCGCCGGCATTCCGCACGAGGTTTTGTTCCAAGCCGAGCAAAACAAATATTGTCAATCTATTTTAAAAAAACATTGGCCAAATGTGCCAATATTTGACGATGTTCGGTCGGTAGGTAGACAAAATGTAAACTCGCCCGATATATTAATCGGAGGATTTCCATGTCAATCCATTTCTGTATGTGGAGAATTGCGAGGTTTGAGCGATGAAAAAAAGTCCGGTCTTTGGTTTGAAATGTTGCGAATTATTAGCGAGCTTCGACCCGCATTCGTCGTCGTTGAGAATGTCGCAAATGCGATTAGATTGGGCGGACCCGCTATTATTGGAGGCTTTGCCGAGCTCGGGTATAATGCAGAATGGGAAATTGTATCGGCTCGCCAACTCGGAGCGCCGCACCTCCGGAGACGCTGGTTTTGTATCGCTACCGACTCCGACCGCATCCGACTACAAACGACGAGGACCAAACAGCAAACAGCAAGGACTCTCGAATGTGGAGAATTGGGCTCATTTGTTGCCAACTCCGACCGTACGAATATACAAAGACAATCCAAGCACTCCGAGCGCGTGGAAACGCAAAACAGATTTAAATGTGGAAGTGGCAAAATTGAGCGGAAAAAATCAAAAAACTATTGGAAAAAAGGACCGCCTGTCGCCCCACTTTGTAGCGTGGATGATGGGATTCCCGATAGAGTGGCTCGATTGAAAGCGCTCGGGAATGCGATTGTTCCACAATGCGCCGAGTATATTTTCAACAAATTAATTCATTCCTCGATATTTCTCGATACAATAGGAATGCCGGAAAAATTGACCGGCGAGGAAAAACGGCGAGAGCAAAAATCATCATAATGATTTTTCTCTCTTTTCTTTTGAGTCTATATGCTACCGGAAAAACTACCCCCCGAGACAATAATATTAGAGCCCCAAAAAATATTGAATAAGGCAATTGTCAAATTCGATGCAGTTTTGTATTATTCGTATTCAAAATTAATTGATTGCTATGTCGAAATTTTCACAGACCCGGACAAATGTCCAAACGAAATTTATCGGATGTCGGTCGAATGGATTTCGTACAATATTGAAAATTGTCACATCGAATATTGGCCAATATTAATTTATGACGACGAATAATTTCGTAAAAAAAGAGGGACACTTTTTCCAAAAATAAGACAAATTTTTTTTTCGTGTACGACGATTTTTTCTTTTGTAAGAAAATGTCTCCAAAAAAACATACTGTACATCTTTACAGTATGTAACAAGAAAACAGTGAAAAAAAGCACCGATACAGAGCGTATATCGCCGATTCACCCCTACAGACTCCGAATAGCCGATTTGGTATAAAAACGCTGTTTTACGGCTTGTATAAACGATTTAGGGTCGTAGAACGCCGATTTCAACACAAAAACCGCATTCTACGACAAAAAAGTGCCCTTGTAGGTACCTAGAACGGCACAACCTTAAAAGAGAGCGTATTTCGATACCGATTCCGGCTCCAAATTTCGCCGCTATACAACTTGTCAATGTTCCGTGGTGTATTGACACACCGTAAAGCCGAGAACAGCCTTTATCGAGAATTCGCCTTTTTATGTCCTTTTTTATCTACTTTTTGGTCAAATTTTGCAATTTCTGACGAATCCGATTTTTCAGTCGCCACCAAAAACGACGCATAAAATTTGCTCGGCTCAAAAAATGATAGAGCCGCCGGACGTCCTCGGCATCCTTATCCGCGGTATGATTTCGAGCGAGACTCCATCCGAGAAAGGAGCGAATCGAATCGAGAGACAAACTCGTCAAACCACATACGAGAAGCTGTTCATGTGCGAGCATAATCGTATCCAGATATCGAGGATCGATTCGACACGGCATCGAATGTTGTTCGAAAAGCTCCTCTATGAATTCCATATCGAATCGGACATTGTGAGCACATACCGAGCAACCGTGGAGAAATTTTGAGAGCTCCTCAGCGACATATAGAGCATCGAAAGCATCCGACCAATCGCGCGAATGAAACCGGTTTATTTTGAGCGCGGTCTCGTCGGCGTCTTTTATTCTCGTCGGTCTTATTTTAGCGGAGTAGTACTCGAGAGCTCCGGTCGGATGTTCCTTAATGACTGAGACCTCTATTATTTCATGCCGGACCGAGTCGAGACCGGTCGTCTCGATGTCCAGAAAACAGATCGGTTTTTTACGCATACAACCTCCAAATTTTTATCGTTTGACATGCTGTATATCTCGGTATAGACTTGTAAAGACCTATAGGAGATAACATGTCACAATATACAATTATAGAGTCCGGAGAGCCAAATTTCGCGGACTGGCTCGGTCACATATTGACCTCAAATAATTTGACCGGAGACCAACTCGCAAAAGCAATAGGCAAATCCGGAGGAGCAGTCTCGCATTGGAGACACAACAAACGACTACCCGACCCCGTCTCACGGATTAAGCTCGCCGCATTCCTCAGTCCATATCTAAAGGAGGATTACTCCAAATTGATTCGCGAGATACTTTGGAGAGTACATGTCTCGGAGGTTAAAAACAGCCAATGAGACGACGATTTAACCAAGAGTTATTGGTCACCACTTGGAACCACGACAAAACGATCGAGACTCGAGAATTCCGGACATCGAACAAACGACAAAACAAAAAATTTGCCGAGGTGCGAGACTGGTTTCGGAGCCGAGCTCGATTCGAAGTTCGGTCCCTTGCCGAATATTGTCAATGTACAGAGTATACGGTCTATCGTTGGAAAGCCGGTCGAGCTCCAAAGCAAAACAGACATGCCACAATTGCGGCATATTTTGCGGCGCTCGAGGGAGGATCGGTCGTCGATCTGTTTGTCGAGCTCAGAGACCTATGCCGCGCGAGACAAAATGTTATTTAGCGAATACATAAAAAAACAAGCGGTCGAGAAAAAAGTCTCACATATACTAATACGAGAGGAGCTCGTATTCGACGAGCTATATCTCGTTATTGCGGCGCTCGTCAATGGATACCGAGTCTCCGTTTTTATCTCGACACATAAATCATGGTATACATGCAATTGTATAGCATACAAACATTCGAGACCTTGCTCGCACATATACGCGGCATTGCTCGAAAAGGACAGATTCCTCAATGAAAGAAATTAAGATACTATTACCACTTGAGGCAGTAGCGACGCCGAGACCTCGAGTCTCTTTCCATCGAGGCAAATCTATAGCATATTACCCCAAGAAATATCGGGACTTTAAAGCCGCCGCGCGTCTCTTTTTGCGACATACATATCGCAATGTGAGCATAGACGCCGCCGAGCTACTACACACGGATTATTTGATTGTTTTGACCCGACCCAAATATATGCATGCCAAAAAATATCCAGATGGATTGATACCGCATCAAAAGCGCCCCGACCGAGACAATCTCACAAAGTCGATTGACGACATATTGGAGGACGCTGGAATCTACACGGACGACTCGGTCAATTGGTCCAATACAACGAAAAAAATGTATTCCGAGAGAGACACTCTCGGACGTATCGAAATTACGATACAAATAAGAAAAGCCGGCGAACAACCACATTCGCCGGCTAACAGAAATCAAACTTAACCAAGACATACAACGTAGGAGCCACATGTCGAAAATAAATGTAACATATATGCCGGCACGAAACAAGCCGGATGCCACAAAACGAGTTTTGACAACAGATCAAAACCTATATAGAGCCGTGACTCGAGAGAGATTCGGCTCCGAGAAGAACAAAATGCCCCTTTGGAGCCCTTGCATTTTCAAATTGGGCAAAAAAGCGGACAATGCAAACAGTATCGAGATTTCTTGTCTCGTTTGGGACTTCGACATCGGTATCAAAAAGGACGTCGTTCTCGACGTCGTAGACCGGCTCGATTTCGCCTATTTTGCGCATTCGTCATGGTCCAATAGTTCAGCATGCGACAAATTTCGAATCGTCCTACCGCTCGCCGAGCCGATTTGCACGGTCGATTGGGAGTATGCGTGGACCGGAGCTCTCGAGCTACTGAAAAGCCACATGCCCGAATATGCCGTGAACTGTTTCGGAGACAACATCATCGATATTACATGTTCAGATGCGAGACGTTTTTATTATGTCGGAGGAGCCGGAGTCGGCGAAATTTGGAGCGTCTCAAAGCTCGATAGACCTCGATTCGACCTCATGCCAATAATGGAAACGACTCGAGAGCGAATGGTCCAAGAACAAGAGGAGAGAAGGGCCAGAATAGACCGAGAACACGCGGCATATATGGCAAAACAGGAAAAGAAGAAAGGAGAGCACCGAGATTTTAACAGGGAGTTGTTCTATAAGCTCAAAAACACAAAAGAAGAACGGCGTAAATTTGCGAATCAAATGTCGGCATTTGGTGGTCAAATCATAATAGGACCCAAATCCGGCGATGAAATGTGTGTCGATTGGATATGTCCGAAATGTAAAAACATCAAAAACGGCAAATACGACCCCGCGACCTATTTTTATATCAGTCCATATTGCAAATTGACCGCGGCATATTGTCAACACCGCAATTCATGCGGATACTATAGCTCGTTATATTGGCTCGGTCACGAGTACAACCTCATCAAATAGGATTATACATGGATAAAGAATTAAAATTGGTCTCGGTAAATGTCGAGGACCGTCTCTCTGACGAGCTCTATCCGATATACAAATTGGAGCTCCAAACCAAAAAGAAGAAAAAGAAAGTCGTCGAATTCAAACGAGACGAGCTCGGCTCGATTGTTTTCAAATCCGGTCTTCCTGTCGCCGAGGAATTCGACACGGTCCTCGAGACAATCGCGCCGGCATATCACAATGCCGTTAATATGCTACTCAATCATCCCAAATATGCCGAGCGTATACGATATGATGTTTGGAACCATCGAATCGAGTACAAGCTCAAACAATACCAGGAACGCGAGGAGACTTGGAGCTCAATAACGGACACGACCGAGAACGAAATCGCGTATTGGTTCGGATGTCATTATCGAGTTTCTTTCAACGAGAAGATGATTTCGAGAGCGATTGACCAAATCGCACACCGCAACACATACGACCCATTTGTCGAGAAGATCGATAAAATCGTCGAGAAGTATCCGATTGACGACGATTGGGTTAAAAAACACACCATACAAGGAGCGACTCCGCTCGACCGGATGCTTGAGGAGTATTTCGGCGTATGTGAGACCGAAATTGCGCGGATTTATTCTCGTCGTTGGATGATTGGCACATTGAGACGCGCGTATTATGGCCTCCAGAAGGGAGGAGTCAAACACGACGAAATTCTTATTCTGTACGGAGAGACCGGAATCGGCAAATCGACAGCAATTCGAATATTGGCACTCGAAGACGATTTTTATCAAGATCAAGGCTTTAAAATTGGCGATAAAGACGTCGCTCAGTATTTCCAAGGTGTGTTTTTGTACGAGCTCAAAGAGCTTTCAAATCGGAGCACTCCGGAGCGTGAAAAACAATTCTACGAGCAAGAAATCGACACCGTTCGACTACCCTACGAGAGACGAGCAAAAAAGATGATTCGTCGATGTTCCTTCATTGGCACGACCAACCGCTCCGACATCCTCCACGACGCGACCGGAAATCGGCGATTTCTACCGGTTATTTGTGGGCGAGAAATGGTCCAAGTTGCAAAAAACCAAAAAGAGCCGCGCAATTGGAAAAAAGGGAAAATGTTCCCACTCGAGGAGCTCCGAAAGGCCGCGCCACTTTTGTGGGCCGAGGCATATTATTGGATGCAGAAAGGCGAACCACACCACCTCGATGCCAAAGAACAAGAAAAGCAGAGAAAGAGCAACATTGAATTCGAGTCTGTTCATCCGTGGACCGAGCGAATCGACAAAGCCGCACAAGACCAATTCCATAATGCCGACCGAGTCACGGTCTCGAATATGTTCGAGGAGCTATTGATTCCGATTGAGAGACGAGACCACAAAGCGCGAGCGACCGTGGAAATGATCTTGACTCGTCTCGGGTATCGCAAAGGACGACGAGGACCAAAAAAACTCCGAGGCTGGTATCCATTCTAAGGATTTGAACCGAAGTCTATATCGAGAGCTCTCCAGTCCGAGAGCTCTCTTTAATTGGGACCAAATATCCCTCTATATCTAATACAAATTATAATTAATTATTTTTTTATAAAAAAGTTTTAAAAAAGGGTGGATATCTGGTTCTTGAGGATTTCTTTTCGAGTAGATCGATATTTGCCTATGGTCCCGAAGGTGGTCCCGACATGGTCCAAATGGATATTTTTGTTGTATTGTCAATAAATACGCTTTACAGTCTGTCAATAATCCTATACTATATTTCTGCGGCCAGAAAATTATTAAAAACAAACGAGAAAAAACAGGAAAAAAATGCAACACAAAATAACTATAAACGAAACAGATATTTATGAAGTTACAACCGATAGACCGCTATTCGAGACATTCCAGACACTAAAGCTCGATGCCGATACAATCAAAACTTTAAAAATAGAACTAAGACTCGCAAAGCGCAAAAGTGACGGAAGCGTCTACAGGTGGAAAAAATTAGGCGATGAACAAAAAAAACCTCTTTTGCACCTTTTAAAAAATCCTAGCGAATATATTTCTCCAGAGCAAAAAAAAGAGGCATACAGAAAAGAAACCGCGCGAAGACAAAAAGAAATTGATGCTGAATATCAAAGAAAAGTCGACGCTAGAAAACAGCATGAAAAAGATTTGAACAATCCAAAACTTTACAAAAACGTCATTTGTCGCAGATGCAATGGTAAAGGATATATTGCCGCATTTATGTATGTGGAGAATGGCCGTTGTTATTCTTGCAATGGGACAGGCTACAAAAAGCGCAAAATTAAACAATCTTAAAAACAACTTAAATCAACCACAAACCGGAGACACAATGTCCGAGAACAATCAAACAATAACATTCCGACAATACCTCGAGGAATACACAACCCTAAGCGAGCCGACAATCAAATCATATTTGAGAGCTCACAAATGCACCGATACAAACAAATACAAGAACGCACGAAAAGCCGTTAAAAATCTACACAAATTCTATGTGAATTTCCTTGGCAACTCCTCAGAGCTCGAGTCCAAGCTCCGACGAGCTCAAGAGTCAAACGAGGCACTAGTCCAAAACATGAACGAACTGCTTAGACATTGTGCAGAGCTCAAAGAGGAGACCGAGTCTCTCAATAGTATTAAGCTCGCGAGCGCCGCAAAGATACAACAACTTATCGAACATGAAAAGAAGCATTTCAAAGAGTTTGTAGACCTAAAAGAGCAAAACAACAAAGCACATGAAGCATTAGAGCGCGCCAGCTACACAAATCAAGACCTCAGAAGCGAGCTAAAGAGTTATGTCGATGAGGAATGCAAGTATATTCGAGAACTTGAAGCAGAAACCAAAGAGCTCAGAGCGCAACTTAGCACAACACGAAACGTTAACAATCAATTGCTCCAAGAATTAGAAGATGCGAACGATACATTCAATCTTGCATTCGAGACACAAGAAGGGCTCCACAATAGCCAAATCCAAGACCTCGAGAACGACTACAACGAAATCAGAAAAGAGAGAGACGAGCTCCACGAACAACTCGATGCCTACAAAGCGAAAGAGCCATTGACCCTCAAACAAACCTTGATCGATCAAGACCACACCAACCAAACCAAAACAGGAGACACAGTGAATATTAACACCGATAAAATACTCGACGAGCGCACGACTCGCCAAAAAGTCAAAGAGCAAGGCAAATCCGAAACCCGAGCCGAGCTCGCCGAATCCGGAATCGAGCTCGAAAACATTTTACCGAGTCCAACCGCCGAGATTCGAGCCCCAAGAATGATTCTCATTACATGGAATTCATACATGCAAACAGTGATTCGAGAAGACAATCGAGCTCTCGAATATCTCATTGAGAACTTCGACAACATAGAAAATGTCTGCTATGTGAATTTTGAAACTGTATAAATCTTTTCAATTTGTGATGTTTAAAGCCGAGACGATTCGTCTCGGCTTTTCACGTTTTTATGTCGTATTTGTTGCGATTTGCTCCGATTTGCTGTAAAATTTGCACAAAACCCGACGGATTTATCGCAAATACGGCAAATCACTATCCTTATCACTACCATCACTACCATCACTACCATCACCACCGGAGCTCCAGACATGGCCAGAACGGATGCCGAGAACAAAGCAATATTTGACAAAGTTCAACAACTCAAACGCGAGGGACTTGTCGATCGTAGAGCAAAAGCCGCGGCCTTTAGAATGTTTCGAGCCGGCGAGCTCTCGACAGCCATTAAAAAAGCAGATACACAGATCAAAAAGAGGCGCTCAAATTTGACGCTCAACGCTTTAAAAGTCGGAGCGGCGATTGTTGCTCGGAAAAAATCGCAGAGCAAGAACAAGACCAGAAGGAGGAGAGGCAAACGATAATCTATGTGTCGGAACTAGACCCCCCCGTA